GGCGATCGGCAGCGCGCTCGCGTCCGGCGACATCTCGGGGGCCGCGCAGCTCGCCGGCGGCGCGATCGGCGCGGCGCTGGCTTCGGGCGACCTCACGACCGCGATCCGGTTGGCAGGGGCCGCGCTGGCCGGCGTGCAGGCGACGGGAGATCTCACCGCGCCAGGCTCGCCGGCGTCCCTGGCTGCCGACGCGCAGGCGATCGCGATCGCCGAGGGCGGGCTGACGACCAGCATCCGGCTCGCTGGCGCCGCGGCAAGCGTCGTGCAGGCGACCGGCTCGCTGGACGTGGGCGTGACGATGCAGGCGTCGGCGTTCGCAGCAGCGATGGCGACGGGCGTGCTGCTGACGCAGATCCGGCTGGATGCGGCGGCGGTGGCGGGGGCGCTGGCGAGTGGCTGGCTGGGTGGGAACGAATTCGTCGAAGGGGTCGCGCGCCATGCGCGCGTCGTGACGGCGGTACCTGCGCGAGCAGCGGTCCGCGCTGCAGTGATTGCGCGGGCACGCGTGGTGTTGCACTGATCAACGGGAGAGGACATGCCTCAGATTCGCAAGCCGCCGACGCGCGGCGAGATGCCGTCGTGCACCCGGCTCATGCCGGTGCAGACGGTCGACGCCGAGAAGCGCACGGCCGACCTCGTGTGGACCACCGGAGCGCGCGTCCGTCGATACGACTGGTACAACGATCGGTATTACTGGGAAGAGCTCTCGACCGATGAGGGCGCCTGTGACCTCTCGCGCCTGCAGGCCGGCGCGCCGCTGCTCAACACGCATTGGCGCTACTCGCTCGGTGGCGTGATCGGCGTCGTCGAGTCCGCGTCGATCGACGGCAAGGAAGGACGGGCGGTGGTGCGCTTCTCCGAGCGCGACGACGTGGAGCCGATCTTCCGCGACGTGCAGAACGGCATCGTGCGCAACGTCTCGGTCGGCTACTCGATCACCGAGATGGATCGCATCCCGCCGAGTGGCGACGAGCCGCTCTGGATCTATCGAGCGGTTCGCTGGCAGCCGTTCGAGCTCTCGCTTGTGCCCGTGGGCGCCGACGCAGGGGCGGGAGTGCGCTCGGCCAGCGACGAGCGGCAACGACGCGACGACGCACCGGTGAACGCGTGCGTCTTCAACGATTTCGACAACCCGGCGGATTCCGCCGACCGTGAGAAGGAGGGCAACATGCCCAAGGAAGTGCAAGCGGAAGCGACCGCCGCCAAGGACAAGGTCGACGAAACCCGCCAGCCGGCGGCCACGCAGCCCGACGCTGCCGCTCTCGAGGCCGCTCGCGCGGAAGGCGCTCGCCGTGAAAACGAGCGCCAGGCGGTCGTCCGCCAGGTCTGCGACACGCTGCGCCTGGAGGACAGCTTCCGCGCCGAGCTGCTCGCCGACACGTCGCTGACGGTCGACCAGATCCGCGCGAAGGCGCTGGATCGGGCCGCCAAGGTGTCCGACTCGACCGCCGGCCGCTCGGCGTCGATCCACACCGTGCGCGACGAGACCGACACCCGGCGTTCGCTGATGTCGGAGGCCCTCGAGCACCGGGCCCGCCCGGTCGAGAAGCTCTCGGACGGCGCGCGCCAGTACCGCGGCATGGACCTGATGGACATGGCGCGCGAGTGCATCGAAGCGGCCGGCGGGAGCGTGCGCGGCCTGTCCAAGCGCGAGGTCGCAATCATCGCGCTGAACATGGACCGCAGCCTGGCCACCCGCGCCGGCATGGCGTCGACGAGCGACTTTCCGGAGATCCTCGCCACGACGATCGGCCGTACGCTGCGCCAGGCGTACTCGCTCGCGCCGCGCACCTTCACGCCGTGGTGCAGGCCGGCGACCGCGCCGGACTTCCGCCAGGTCGCGCGCACGCAGCTCTCCGAGATGACGAAGTTCCAGTCGGTCAACGAGGGCGGCGAGTACAAGATCATGAGCTTCGGCGACTCGGCCGAGAAGTACAGCCTCGGCAAGTACGGCGGCATCATCGCGCTCACCTGGGAGTCGGTAATCAACGACGACCTCGGCGCGTTCGCACGCATCCCGCAGGCGATCGCGGAGGAAGCGGCAGCCACCGAAAGCGACATCGTCTACGGGATCCTGACGGTGAATGCCGCCATGGCTGATACGAACGCGCTCTTCCACGCGACGCACGGCAACCTCGCCGGCTCGGCCGCGGCGATCAACGACACGTCGCTGGGGCTCGGTCGCGCGGCGATGCGCAAGCAGACCGGCCCGAAGGGCCGGGTGCTCAACATCACCCCGGACTTCCTCCTGGTCGGGCCGGACAAGGAGGCCGAAGCGAACAAGTACACCTCGGCGCAGTTCGTCGCGGCGAAGGCCTCGGACATCAACCCGAACTTCAACACGTCGCTCGAGGTGATCGTCGACGCGCGGCTGACCGGCAACCAGTGGTATCTGGCGGCTCGGCCGGCGCGCATCGACACGATCGAGTACGCCTACCTCGAGGGCGAGGAAGGCCTCTTCATCGAGCGCCAGGAAGGCTTCGAGGTCGACGGCCTGAAGATCAAGGCTCGCCACGTCTTCGCGGCGAAGGCGATCGACTGGCGCGGCCTGTACAAGAACGCCGGGGCCTGAGCCTGAGCGATGAGCAAGCAGCGGGCCCCCTTCCGAGGGCCCGCTGAACGCAAACCTGAAAGGAGTTCGAGATGCAAAACGCAGTGCAGTCGGGTGACGTCGTCACCCTCACGGCCCCGTACGACGTGGCGTCGGGCGCCGGCGCGAAGGTCGGCGCGATGTTCGGCGTCGCGGTGAAGACCGTGGCCAACGGTGCGCAAGGCGAGTTCGTGGTCGCCGGGGTGTTCGACCTGAAGGCGGCGAGCGCCGACACGCCGGCCCAGGGCGCGGCCGCGTACTGGGACGACACGGCCAAGCAGGTCACCGCCACGGTGGGCACGAACCTGAAGATCGGCGTGTTTCTCGTCGCCAAGGGCGCCGGGGAGACGACCGGGCGCGTGCGCCTGAATGGCGCATTCTGACGTGTTCGATCCGCTGCTCCCCTGGCGTGCGGCGAAGGCTGCCGGGATGCTGACGTGCGCATCCTGGCAGCCTCCGATGGGCCCTCGCCGGGCGGTCGACGTCGGCTTCGTGAGCCCGGACGAGCAGGTGCTGGTGGGCTCGCTCACCGCCCAGGCGCTGATGATCGAGTACGAGACCGCGTGCATGCCGGAGTTGGCCGTCAACGACCAGCTCGAGATCGACGGCGCGCTGTATCGCGTGATCCAGACGCCGCAGCGGCGCGACGACGGCGTGTTCTCGGTCGCCGAGCTGGGCAGGCGCTGACGTGGCACACGTTCGCAAGCAGGTGCGCGACGCCGTCATCGGCATGCTCTCCGGGGCCACGTCGGCCGCCGCGCGCGTCTGGCCGAACTGGACGATCGCGCCGGGCGTCGAGCAATGTCCGTACATCAAGGTCGAGACCGGCCAGGGCAGCGTCGATCGGGCGACGCTCGACGATGCGCAGGTGCGCGACGTCATCGTCGACGTCGTCCTGCACGTCGCGGTGTCGGATGCCGCGGATGACGCGCTCGACGCGCTGGCAGTCCAGGTTGAGACTGCGCTTCCGGCCGATACCGACCTGGGGATCGGCGTGTCGGAGTTCGCCTTGAGCGGCGAGATCCTCGACCAGGAGCGCGTGAACCCGGCGGAGGTCGCATCGCTGCGCATGCGCTACGTCGCGCGGGTGGCCACCGATGGGCCGGAGACGATTCTCGCGCTGTAGCGCTCCTTGCAGATTCCAAGCCCGGCCCGCCGATGAGCGGGCCTTTTGCATTTCAGAGAGGTTGACATGTCGCGTTATCCTGTGGGTCGCGGACTCAAGATCGAGGTCGCGAAAACGATGGGCACCGCCAAGACGGTGACGGCGGTCACGAACGCCAAGCCTGGCGTCGCGAGTTCGACGGCGCACGGTCTGACCGACGGAACGGTCGGCGTATTCAGCAACGTGGTCGGCATGGTCGAGCTCGAAGGCCAGGCGTGCCGCGTCGACGCGCCGGCGACCGACAGCTTCGCGCTCGATGGTCTGGACACGACCAAGTTCTCGACCTTCGTCAGCGGCGATTTCACGCCGGCGACCGCCTGGTCGACGCTCGGCCACATCACCCAGTACACGATCAGCGGCGCGGATCCGGAGCAGTCGGATCAGACGGTGCTGCTGGACAACCTGCGGCAGATCGAGGTCGGCATCCTCGGCGCGCAGACGGTCAACATGACCGGGTTCTCGGCGTTCACGACCGAGGCGATGGGCGTGTTGCAGTCGGCGGCGCGCAACGGCGACTCGCTGCTCTTCCGGATCAAGCTCAAGGACGGCCAGGAGCGCATCTTCTACGGCACGCCGTCGCTGCCTGGCGAAGAGGCGCAGGTCGGAGCGACGCTCTCCGGCTCCTTCCAGGTGTTCGTGAAGGGCTACGCGCTGTTCCTGCCGGCGGTGGCGCCGTGAGCGTCCTGAGCGACCGTATGCGCGCGGCGCGCGCGCGCTGGATCGACGTCGGCGAGGGGATCGAACTGCAGATCCTGCGGCCGCAGAGCACGGCGTTTTTCGGGATCGACCCGGACGCCAGCTCGGCGGCCAAGTCGCTGGCGATCGCGCGCACCTGCGTGATCGACTGGCGTGGGATGCGCGAGAGCACGTTGCTTCCCGGCGTGGGCGTCGATGACGAGGTGGAGTTCGACGCGGACGCCTACCGCGAGTGGCTCGCCGACCACCCCGACGTCATCGGGAAGGTCGCCGACGCGTGCCTCGAGGATCTCGCGGCCTGGCGCGCGAGGCGGGACGACATCCACGAAAAGTAGCCGCCTTCTGCCAGGCGGTGGCCGACCTGCGGGCCGGGGCGAAAGTGCAGGTTCCGCCGCTCGGCCAGGCAGAAGAGTGCGCGCGCCTTGCGTGGAACGCGATGGGCGGCCGGGTCGACTGGCCGGCCGTTCCGATCCTCATCGACTTGTACGACGTGACCGACGTCGAGACCTTCCTCGAGGCGCTGTTCGCGATTCGGGATCTTCAGAGCAGGGACCGAGACGATGACCATTGATGCGACCAAGGTCAGGATCACCGGCGAGGATGCGACCGGCCCGGCGTTCGCCTCGGTCGAGCGGCGCCTGAAGGATCTCGAGGGCGCGGCATCGGAGACCACCAAGAAACTCGCCGGCTCGGGGTCTGTCTTCGACGATCTCGGCAAGGGCATCGAGCAGGGACTTGGGCGTGGCCTGCGCACTGCGACCGCCGGCATGGGGCCGCTGGCGCGCACCGCGACGGCCGCCATCATCCCGCTCGGGACAGCCGCGATGGGCGCCGCCGCGGCGCTCGGGGCGCTGGCGGTGGCCTACAACGAGGGTGCCAAGGAAAACGACGCCTACGTGCGCGCGCTTGCGCTAAGCAACAACGCGGTCGGCGTCTCCGCGGACAGCCTGGCAACGCTTGCGCGCGAGATCGATGGCGTGGTCGGCACCCAGGCGAAGGCCGCGGAGGTGCTGGCACGCCTGGCCGGCGGCGGGCGCGTGGCCGCCGAGAATCTCGGCCGATTCGCGGCGACGGCGATCGAGGTCGAGCGCACGCTCGGCGTCAGCGTCGAGGATACGGTCAAGGCCTTCGAGTCGCTCGGCCGGTCGCCGGTCGAGGCCTCGCTCAAGCTCAACGAGGCGCACCGATACCTGACCGCGGAGATCTACAACCAGATCAAGGCGCTCGAGGATCAGGGGCGCACGTCCGATGCCGCCGCGCTCGCGCAGGGCGCCTACGCCGATGCGATGGACCGGGCAGCCGGGAGGGTGCGCGACAACCTCGGCACCATGGAGCGTGCGTGGGACGGGCTCAAGCGGCTGGCGAAGGAGGCCTGGGACGCGATGCTCGGCATCGGCCGCCAGGACGACATGCGCCAGCAGCTCGATGCAGCCCGGGCCAAGCTCAAGCAGATGGAGCCTGGGGGCGAGCAGTTCGGCCGGTTCGCCCAGGAGGAAATCGACCGGCAGCGCAAGCTCGTGGAGTTCCTCGAGGCCCGGGTCAACACCACCGAGGGCCTGGCGGCCGCCGAAGGCGAGTACAACCGTCGCCAGCAGGCCGCCATCGCCGCACAGCGCGAGAACGCGAAATGGGCCGAGGCGGCCCTCACGCGCCAGGAGAAGCTGAATAAGGCGCTGGAAGAGTACCGGCGCAACAACGAAGCGATCCGTGCCGCCGGCGGCACGCTCGACCAGGCGCAGGTGGCGCGCGAAGAGGCCGCCATCCGGGCCAAGTTCGCGGACAAGGGCGGTGGCCGTTCGACGGCCGACCGGGCGAGCGCGGCGGATCGGTACCTCGAGAGCCTGGACAAGCAGCTCGAGAAGACGGTCGAACTCACGACCTACGAAAAGCTGCTCAACGACGTGGAGATGGGCCGACTCGGCACCGTCACCAACGCACAGCTCGAGCAGCTCGCGTCGGTGGCGAAGCTGATCGACGTGCGCGCGACCGAACGAGCCGAAGCCGAGAAGCGTGTCGAGCTCGACAAGGTCATCGCCGCCGCCCAGCAGCGCGAGATCGAGCGCAACGAGCGCATCGCGAAGCAGATGGAGGATCGCGCGAACAAGTGGCTCGACGAGCTCGATCCGATGCGGGTCTTCATCCGGCATATCGAGGACGTCGATCGCGTCGTCGAAGAACTCCAGAAGAAGGGCTGGATCTTCACGCCCGAGCAGGTCGCCGCGATGAAGGAGCTCGGTAACGGCGTGAAGACGACGATGACCGAGGCCGACGAGTACGCCAAGGAGGCGGCCCGGAACATTCAGGACGCGCTCGGGAAGGGTCTATACGACCTGCTCGACGGCAAATGGAAGGACATCGGCTCACTCTTCTCGAATCTCATGAAGCGGTTGACCGCGGAGGCGATGGCAGCGCAGCTTGGGCGGTGGCTGCTCGGTGACTTCGCCAGCAGCGGAAAGGTTGGCGGCGTGCTGGGTGACGGTCTCAAGTGGCTTGGTGGGCTCTTCAGTAGCGCGCCTGGGCACGCCACAGGCCTCGACTACGTTCCGCGTGACAACTACGTTGCGCGGCTGCACGAGGGCGAGGCGGTGCTCACCAAGGCCGAGAACCGCCGGCGGGGGCGTGCTGGCAGCTTCGTCTATGCGCCCGTGACCACGATCAATCCTGCGCCGGGAGCGAACGCCGCGCAGTTCGCGGCGATGCTCGATCAGCGGGACGCGCGACTGAAGGCAGAGTTCGCAGACTCGATGCGCCGCGGTCGGCTCGACTGGGCAATGCGATGAGCACCATCACGTGGCCATACGAGCTCAGCGGCGCAGCGTTCGATTGCGGCGTCGAGTACGACGTCCAGTTCGACGTGTCGCGGAGCGGGCAGATCGACTCGTACGGTCTGCCAGGCTCGCGCTGGTTGGGGACGTTGACGGTCGCCGAAGGTTCGGAGCGCAAGAACCGTCCGCTGATCGAAGCGATTATCGTGAGCCTGCGCGGCGGCGCGCGGACTCTGTCCATGCACCACCTCGGGCGCCCCGTGCCGAACGGCACGCTCAGAGGATCGCCGACGATCGCGACGCAGACGGCCCGAGGGGACAACACCGTCGCGCTCGCGAACTGCAATGGCACGCTTCGGGCGGGCGACGTTGGCGGCCTCGGGTCCGAGTGGTACATGGTCGAAGAGGACGCGGAGCCGACGGCCGGCGCGATGACCATCAAGGTGTCGCCAGCCGTGCGCAGTATCCATGCCGTGGGCGCCGCGTGGGTCTGGAACCGGCCGCGCCTGCTGTGGATCCCGAAGTCGAATGTCGCGGGCCCGTTTCCGTACATCCCCGGTCGTATCCGCCCCGGCTTCTCCCTCGAGCTCGTGGAGCGCGGCTGATGTCCCGCGGCCTCTCCAGCCCCCAGCAAACGGCCTCCGCCGGCCGGCACCGCCAGGTCGCGCTGCTGATCGAGATGATCTTCGACAGCGGCACGCTCAGGCTCACGACCGCGCCGTGGGACGTGGTGGTCGGCGCCGATACCTACTATCGGAGCAACCGCCCCGGCTACATCAAGCCGCTCTCAGAGTCCGCCGGGAGCATGGAGGGCCTCGAGTTCGGCCTGTCCGGCCTGAACAGCGGGATCGTCGACATCGCGGCGCTCGAACCGGTCAAGGGCCGGATCGTCAAGCTCTACAAGCTCTACCTCGACTCCGACACGAACCAGGCGATCGGCTCGCCGGTGCTCTACTGGGTCGGCCGCATCCGCTCGATGCCGATCGTGGACACGAACAAGGAAGCCTCGATCACGGTGCAGGTCGAGCACTACGACGCCGAGCTCTCGCGGCCGTCGCCGGTCCGGTACAACAATGCCGACCAGCAGCGCCTGTATCCCGGCGACCTCGGATGCGAGATGGCCGAGGAGCTCGCGGAGAAGAAGATCGTCTGGCCGCATCGCGAGGTGTTGCTGCGATGAGGCGCGCGGACTGGCCTGAGCGGCTTGCGGCCTTCGTCGATGCGCGCCGGCGCGTAGCGTTCCGCTGGGGCGTCAACGACTGCGCGCTCTTCGCTGCCGACTGGGTACTCGAGGCCACGGGCGACGATCCTGCGGCCACCTGGCGCGGCTACGCGAGCGAGGCCGAGGCGCAGTCGATCATCGACGCGGCGGGCGGCCTGCGCGGCCTCGTGAGCCTGCCGGAGCGCGCGACGACAAGGCTCGCTCAGCGCGGCGACGTCGTGCTGGCCGAGCACGAGGGCCGGCAGCTGTTCGGCGTCGTGGTCGGGGGCGGGCGGTACGCAGCGCCCGGCCTGCGCGGGATCGAGTTCCGACCGATGAGCGAAGCACTCATGGCGTTCGAGGTGTAGCCGTGGCTGCGGCAGTTCCGTTCATCGTCCAGATCGGCGGCACAGCGCTCGGATACACGGCAACGCAAGTCGCCGTCGCCACGTTCATCAGCTCGGTCGTCGTCGGCAAGTACACCGCCGATCGCGCCGAGAAAGACGCGCGGCGCGCCTACAACCGCACCCTGCAGGATCGATACGTCACGATCCGCGGCGCAACGGCGACGCGCAAGTACGTGCTTGGCACCGTGCGCACCGGCGGCGCGCTGATGCTCGGCGAGTCGATCCTCACACCGCGCGTTGGATGGGCGCCGGCGAAGAGCTATCTCGACCTGATCCTCGCGTGGGCCGCGAACGAGTGCGAGCTGGTCGGCTACTTCATCGACGGCGAGTACGTCGCTGTTGGAGATTTCCCGCCAGCCAAGTTCGACGTCGCGCCGACCTCGCAGCGCTGGATGGGCGACGTGACCGGCTCGCCGACCTCGGCGACGATCTCGCTGCCCTACGCGCCGGACGCCGGGTCAGTCGTCGCCTGGTACACGAACCCCAACACCGGTGCGGCGACGGCGCTGACGGTCTCGGGTATCTCGGGCGTCAACGTCACGCTGTCCGGCCTGCCTGCGTCGACCTCGGTCTTCGTCGATCTGAGCTACACGACGAGCACTGCCGACAAGCTCCGGCAGCAGTTCAAGTCCGGCCTCGGCTCGCAGACGTCGACCGACTGGAGCGGCGATCCACCTTCGCCGCGGTGGACGGCGAATCACCGTCTGCGCGGCGTGGCGCACAGCCGATTCGCGTGCCTCTGGGACGAGGCGGCGTACCAGTCGGGGGCGCCAGAGTTCGGGGCGGTGCTCGCGGGCGGCGGGGCCGACGGCCATCCGTTCTACGACCCGCGCACCGACACCTACCCCGCCTACACCGACAACCCGGCGCTCCTCGCCGCCTGGTGGATGACGATGCCGCGGGCGCGCGGCGGATGCGGGTATCCGAGCGACTGGATCGACTGGGACGCGGTGAGCGACGCGGCCAATGTCTGCGACGAGCTCATCACGGTGAAGACGCTGGACGGCACGAGCACGGAGTCGATCAAGCGCTACCAGTGCCACACGATACTGGACACCGCCGAGACGCCGCTCGCGAACCTCGACAAGATTATGCGCGCGATGGGAGGCCGTCGGCCCGTCTTCACCGGCAGCCGGTACAAGATGGTCGCCGGCGCTTTCCGGGCGGCCACCGTCACGATCACAGACGACGACATCGTCGGCACCAAACCCATCACGATCGACGCAACCGGCGGCGACGACACGCCGGCCAACATCGCCACCGCAACCTTCGCGGATGCCACGAAGAAGTGGCAAGGGACCGGGCCGACGACGATCCGCAACTCGACCTACGTCACGAGCGATGGGGGCGAGTCGACGATCGACGTCGACCTGCCGTCGACGACCGACCCGCGCCAGGCCAACTATCTGATGGGGCTCGCGATCGAGCTCAGTCGTCCATGCATGCGCGGAGGCCTGTCGGTCAAGGGCATCGGCGAGAACTTTGCGCTGTTCGACACGGTGCAGCTCTCGATTACGAACCGCAGCGTCTACAGCGGCAAGACGTTCGAGATCGTGTCGATCACCGACAACTGGGACGGCACCTTCGACCTCACGTTGAACGAGATCAAGGCGACCAGCTACGCGCTCGATTACACGACCTGGACGCCGCTCGTGCAGCCGACGCCGCCGGACCTGTCGTACCTATGGTCCGTGGCTGCTGTGGCCGGGCTGAATGCCTCGATCGGCTCGCCGCAAAAGCTGCTCGACGGCAAGTCGGTGACGTCGATCGCGCTCTCGTGGACCGCGCACACGCAGGACAGCGTGATCGAGAGCGGCAAGATCGAGCTTCGCTACCGGCGCATTGGCGACGCGGCCTACACGCCGCTCGGGACGGCTGAGGGGCACGCGGTCGGCATGAGCTTCTCGGCAGCGCTCGCCGACGGTTCGACGTACGAGTTTCAGGCGCGGGCGCGCAACGGCATCGGAGCGGTCAGCCCGAAATGGTCGTCGGTGTACGCGACGGTGATCGGGTCGAAGGCATTCGTGACGCACACGATGTCGATCACGCCGGATCCGGGGTGCGAGAACTGGGATGCGTGGGTGCTGTACAGCGGGACGGCGCCGCAGTCGGTGGTCGTCGGCTCAGGCGAATTCGGCGGGCGTATGTGGTACTCGTCCGTCCCGGCGCAGTTCTACACCAAGCCCGTTCCGATCGATCGGACCAAAGCGTACCGAGCGATCTGCAATGTGAACCTGTCGAGCTTCGCTCAGACTGGCAACTGCTACCTGCTCTGCGCCTTCTTCGACAAGAATGGTGCGCTCATCACAGGGGCGTCGGATGGCGCCGGGTGGCCGGGCGCCGGCACGTTTCACTACTTCGGCGTCGTCGGCACGGTGCCGACCTACGCGGGCGAGTACTCGATCGCATTCGGCGCGGGCCAGACGCCCGTGATCCCGGCAAACGCGTACTTCGTGTCGATCGGCGTGCTGGCGATGCCCAACTCAGGCACCGGCGCGATCTACTTCAATGGCCGCATCCAGCAACTGCAGAACTCCGACCTGATCGCGGACGGGGCGGTCACGACGCCCAAGATCCCGAACGGGAACATCACGACGCCAAAGATCGGTGATCTGCAGGTAACGACCGGGAAGGTCGGCGACGAGGCGATCACGGCGCCGCGCTCGGGGTACACCGACGGCATCGGGAGCACCAACAACACCGAGGTGGCGGTCGCATCTTGCACCTTTCCATCGGGCGCGACATCGGTCGTCTTGCTTTCGATGGTGCGGATACAAGCCTTCGCCGGCAGCAACCCGATCGTGACGGTGACGCTGAAGCGAGGTAGCGCCGTTATGCAGACCAGGACCATACCGCTGGTTGCCAACCAGGAGGAGGACGTGCTGTTCGCGTATGCAGAGACCAATCCCAGCACGAGCGACCCGTACAGCCTCTACGTCAAGACCGACTCGGCAATCACCAATACCTACTTCAGCAAGCGGTTCGTCAGTGCGTTCGGGACGAAAGGCAAATGATCGTCGTCTACACGGAGTCAAGCGGCCGGATCACCGGCGTGTACCAGGCGCCCGAGAGCGACGCCGCCTCTCTCGTCGGCCCGGGGGAAGCGTGCCTCGTGACTGCGGAACGAGTGAGCGACGCTACGCACTGGGTTAACGGCGGCGTGCTCGAGGAGTACAGCCAGGCGGCGAAGGACGCGCTCGCCGCGTACCCAGGAGTCGGGTACGACTGGTTACCGGCATCCGGCGCGTGGGTTGACAACCGGGCGATCGCCGAGGTGCGCACCGATCTTCTCGTGCGCCTGCGCGACAAGCGAGACGCGCTGCTCTTCGGTGGCCTGACGTGGGACGGCAGCGTATTCGACACGGACCCCCAGATTTCGCAGCCGCGCCTGCTCGGCGCGTTCACCACGACGATCGCCGGCGGCTGGCCCGCGGAGGGCGTCGAGTGGCGGCTCAAGGACAACACCTGGCGCGTGCTCTCTGCCGCTGACGTGCAGAGCCTGTGGGCCGCCTTCCAGACCCGGATGCTCTCTCTGTTCGGTGCCTTCGCGGCGCACGAGGCCGCGGTCAATGCCGAGACGGACATCTCGGTGCTTCGCAGCTACGACACGGAGGCCGCCTGGCCATGATCGACATCGCCTTCCTTCCGTTCACGGTCGTCGGCCAGGCCATCGGCTATGCGCTCACGGCACTCATTTGGACGTGGCTGCTGTGGGTGTTCTTTCTCGCGGTCATGCACCTGCGCGAGCGGCGCGACGCCGGGCAACTGGGCCGCGTGTCCTACGCCTGCGGCGTGCCGGTGCTGCTCGTCGGCTACGCGCTCGATTTCGCGGTCAACGTCACGGTGTGCACCGTGCTGCTCGCCGAGCTGCCGCACGAGACGACCGTGACGGCGCGCCTGAAGCGGCACAAGTACGACGCGGGTTGGCGCGGGCGGGTGGCGCGATGGGTTGCCGCGCACCTGCTCGACGCGTTCGACCCGGACGGCAAGCACATCTGACCTCGGAGAGTGACATGGCGGCTGAACAACAGGATCTGTGGGGTGCGGCTCTGGCCGGGCTGGGGAAGCTCTGGCCAAACCTGATCGGCGCGCTGCTCTCGCTGAAGTTCCAGTCGGCCGGTTCGACGTTTCTGCAGCGCGCATTCTCGGGCGCCGGTGGCGTGGGTATCTCGTACCTGTTCGGGCCTGCTGCGGTCGAGCTGACCGGCGCGCGGACCGAAGGGATGGCGATGGCCATCGGCGGCGTGCTCGCGATGTTCGGCCTGCTGGTGTGCGACCAGCTCGCCAGGGCGATCCGCGAGATCCCGCTCGGGGCCATCCTCGGCGGCGCGATCCGCGGGGTGCTCAAACGACTTGGCTTAGGAGACGGGACATGATCGAGGCGATCTACTGCATCTCGCTCTCAGTCATCATCGTCGCGGCGATCGTCGTCGTGGCCAGCGAGGCGATCCCCGGCGGGTTTGTTGGCGCGACAGTGTGGGGCGCCGTGGCGGTCTCTGCGGTGGCCG